AGGTATAGATAATGCTTATAATCTTTTGAAAAGTCAAGCTACATTTGATAATACTTTGTGGGATGCTTTATCTACAATAAAATCTAAAGATGGTAAGAAATTACCAGTTATGTACACAGCAGAAAAACGTAAAGAAACTGCTGTAATGGAAAAAGCAAGAGCTAAACAAATGAAAGAAGCTTATGCTGTTAAAGTTAAAAGCATAGGTATGAATAGAGACTTTAAACAAGCTTTAGAAAATGGTACTAAGCTCTCTTTAACTTACTATAATGAAAAAAATGAAGTTAAGAAAATTACTGCATTAGAAATGCAAGAATATTTAAAAACAGATTCTGATTGGAACTCTTTAAATCTTAATCAAAAGTTTAAATTTATGGCTACTTCAGGAGTTGTCTTTCCTGAAGCCAAACGTCAAGTAGAAGGCATATCAAAATTCTTTAATAGTGACCAAGAACAAACTTCAGCAAATGATGCTACAATTAATGGTATATATAAAACTTATTGGTCAATGAGAAATAATGGTATTCCTCCAGAAAAGATTTCTACTGAAAAACATTTTCATAAACGAATGGAAATTATGAAATTTCTTGTAGAAACTGAAGCTGGTACAGGTAACTTTGTTAGAACAAATGCCGTTGATATTGATGGAGATGGGATAGGTGACCCAGAAGTAGGAGTAGAAACTGTCGTTACTCCTAATTTTAATGCAGCTGCCTCACAAATTAGAAAGATGGACTTAGATACACCAGTATATCCAGAGATTAAAACTAAAATAGAAGATAATCTTACAGATTGGAAGGACAGTAAACTAGTAGGTACTGCTAACTTACCTAAAATTAAAGGAGAAATAGCAGAAGCTGTTCATATTATTAGTATGACAGGGGTAGGTTCTTTTGAAGAACATTTAGAAAAAGCTATAGAGATAGTAGAAAAAGATTATCAAATAGTTACTTCTTCAACAGGAGTAAAATATGCTTATAAGGCTCTAAACACAGATATAGATATAGGTGTAAATGCAGGAGAAATAATTCCTAAATATAATGAGTTAGTAGCTAAATCTAAAGAAGTAAAACAGTGGCTTAAAGATTTTGTTCCTGACCTCTATGACACTAATGAGTATGATTTACGTTTTGAACCAGATGAAAAAAATCCTAATAAAATTCAGTTAAATGTATATGATAAACAGGGTACATTTAAGGGACAGATAGGAGAAAAGTCTGCTACTAAACGTGATATGTTAGGAAGTCAAGAACAGTTTAATCAATTTATGGCTACTATTAAGACTCAAGACAGACCTGTACTTACAACAACCTATACAACACCTTCTGACATAGTTATAGGTTCTGCTTTAGATAGTGCTTTATATCCTGAAGCTAAAGAGCAACCTGTAGCTGATGAATTTGGTAATATTTTGTCTATGATTAATCCTGAAAGTACAGGACAATTTGAAAAGACAGTAGCTTTAGGAAAAGAAGGACAAGTAACACCTCCATCAAAAGGTATACTTAAAGATATAGGAGATGGTATAGAGTCTACTATTAAATATGTATTAAATTCTTTTGGTGACCCTATGGTTCAAAACTCAGAAGCAATAGGAGCTTTGTCAACAAAGTTAGGTAAAGTTTTAACTGACCCTATAATTAAACTTATTTCAGATGAAATAGAAAAAACTAAAAACTTTGAAGGTTTTAATATTCTAAATAATCAAGATGTACAAAAGGATAAACAATCTTCTATTTTTAATCCTATTAGTACAGCTAACGCATCTGTCTTAGACGAAACACAAGTAGGTGAATTTACAACTAGTAACATTCCCAGTAATCAACCAACAGGAGAACAAGTGATTATAGAAGGTAATACTCTAGAAGAGAAAACTGCTAATATGATAGCAACTCAAGAAGGTTTCTCTAACACACCTTACAAAGATGGAAAAGACAGGTCAGTAGGTTATGGCTTTTACTTACCTGCCTTAGAAGCTGATGAGAAAGCTCTGATTAAAGATGTTAATAATGTCACAAAAGAAGAAGGTGCTGCAGTACTTAGATTAAAAGTACAGAAGATTGGTAACTATCTAGACAAAGAAATACAAGGTTTTAGAAACTTACCTGAAAAAGCACAGTCAGCTATTATTAGTATGGGCTACCAGTTAGGTGTAACTAACATCCCAAAAACTTGGAAAAAATTTACAGCACATATTAAAGAAGCAGCACAATATGCAGAAGGCTCAGTTGAACAAGCTAATGCTTTATTAAATGCTAACTTTGAAATGTTATACAACGTAGCCAAAGACGGTACAATTAGCTTAAATAAGTGGGCTACTCAGACTAAGAAACGTGCTTTTGAGATGGCTGAAGCTGTAATTGAGGATATAGATTTACCTAATTTAATTAGTAGTGCTGAAGCTTCTACACTAGAAACTTTAAAAGCTAGTGACTTACCTACACCAAGACCTAAAGATTTAAAAGGAACTATAATCAATGTATTAGACGAAGATAAAAAATCTTCTAATATTATAGCTGCTCCTTATAAAGCTTTACTTTCTAACATTGTGGGTATAGAACCTAACTTTAATACTGAAGATATTGGAGAAGATACTTTAAGTGTTATTAATCAAGCAACTGCAAACGCAGAAGCAAGAGGTTCTAATAGTGTAGAGTATGATGATTATCCTTTAACCAAAAGAGGTTTAAAAGTTGGAGCAATTATAGCTAACTTTAAAGATATTAGTGGTAAAAGATTATCATCTCAAGAACGCAAGCAAATGGAAAAAGATGTAAACGAAGTCTATCCTAATAATCCTATTGGTCTTGCTATGTTAGCTTATGACTTAGCAACAGACCCAGTACTTAAAGCAGCTGGATTTGTAGGAGGTTTCTCAATCCAAAAAGATTCAGAAGGTAATAAGTTTATAAAAGAAAGATGGAACTTTAATAACAAAAGTACTAGTGAAGGAACTATTTACAAAAAAATGAGAGGTTTCTTTAGCAAGTTTGCTCCTATAACAGAAGATGAAGGTTCAGAAGTTTTTGTTAAACTAGCTTCAAAGTAAAAAGGAAGACTTATGGGTAATAGTGGAATAGAATGGGCAGATAACATCTTTGACATATGTGTTATATTCTTAGTAGAGTTAGCTAATTTAATAGGTATATCTTACGAAGAGATTAATATATGGATTTTTTGTGTTATCTATCCTGTGGTAATTTTACTACTTTGTTATCAAATAGTACGTTTAAATAAAAGGAAATGTAAATGTCTCAAGAAACCTTACTTAAATCTCTAGGTATTAAAGAAGTAGAAGAATCTGATAATGTATTACCTATTGTTAATACAATTTCTGAATCTGAGCTTTTATCAAATGAGATACAACAGGATAGGGAACAGGCTGATAGAAACATTTTTAATAGTTTAGGGACAGCTTATGGAGAAAACTTCTCCGTATCTGCTCTTGTAGATGGATTAGAAAAAGCTTCTATTCCTATGGGTAAACCTATAACTAACTTTACTCCTGAATTAGTTAAACAATTAACAGAAGGTTTACCTCCAATAGCTGCTGAAGAAGTTTTAGATGATGCTATGAATAGTGGACTTGCTACTGCTTTAAAGCAAAGAGAGTTTGCATTAAAAACTTTAGCTAATCGTAAACAACTTGAAGCTGATGGGTGGACAGGAGTAACAGCTAATGCTTTTTCAGTTATGTTTGACCCAGCTGAATGGGCTATAGTAGGTGGAATAGTAGCATCAAGTAGTGCTTTTAGTCCTGCAGGAGGTTTAGCTGCTCTTACTGCTGGTACTATTAAACAAGCTTACAGTGCTAAAAGAGCTTTTAAAATAGGAGCAGCAGCTACAGCTTTAGAAGCAGCAGCTTTTGAAAGTTTAAGAGCAAATGTTAAATATGACATTGATATTAATGATGTTATGATAGCAGCAGGAGCAGGAGCTTTATTAGGTGGAGGTTTAAATGCAGGTAGAATAGCTTTTCAGAAGGCTGGACAACGTGCTTTACTAGCTTCTAAGAAAGTAAGGGGAATGAAGCTTACCCCTGCTGAACAATTGTTTTACGATGAGTTTAACGTAGATGCTTTATCAGAAAAAATAATAGAAAGAGAACTTTCAGGAGAATCTTTTATTGAATCTGCAAGAGGTATTAATGCTGAGTCTTTTACTAAATTAACAACTGAAGATGTAGCACAAATACCTAAACAATCTGGTTGGAATATGTTTGGTTTAAGACAGATACTATCCGTAGGTGCACGTACTGGTGCATCTAATCTAGCTTGGATAAGGTTTGGTGGTAGAGCTTTAGGAATGAACTCTACAGGTTATCAAGGAGCTAAAGTAGCTACCAATGAATCTGCATCAGAAATAGGTGAAAGACTCCAAGGAATATATCGTCATCGTTTGTCTAACATGTTACCTAGAGCACAAAAGAGTTGGAAGAAAAAAACTGGACTACCTTTGGAAGACTTTAATAGAGCAGTATCACGTTACGTTAGAGGTATAGATACAGTTAATGTACCTAAAGATGTAGAAAAAGTAGGAAAAGAAATACAAAGAGTTCAAAATGAACTAGCTTCTTTAGCTGCAGCTGCTGATGTTTCAGGTTTTAGTAAATCTTTACTAGGTAAAAATCCTTTTTACATGTCACGTATTTTTAACGAAGATAAGATTCAAAGGATAGTTCAGAAGTACGGTGTTGCTGATGCTGAAAAACATATAACACAGTTAGTTGAGACTGCTATACGTAAAGACCAACTAGATATAGAAGACAAAGTTGCTAAAATGTTAGCTAACAAAGGAAGAACCGTTAGTCTTGACTCAGTTAATAACTATATAAATAGATTATCTAAAGCTTATACTTTAAGTATAATGTCTCCAAAGAGAGCAAAAAAAGATATACCAGATGCTAATGAAATGACTCTTGAAGATTTAGGTAAACTTATAAGAGAAGAATTTACTAAAAAGGAAATGAGTGATGAAGAGTTAGACATTATAACAGAGATATTAACACAGAATAATATACCTAAATCACACAAACGTGCTAGAAACCGTTTAGTATTAAACGAAGGTACTGTAATAAAGGTTACTAATAAAGAAGGAGAATTAGAAGATTTAGCTTTTACAGATTTATTAGAAGAAGATGCTGAACAACTTGTAAATAGTTATATCTTTCAGTTATCAGGAGCTATAGGTTTAGCTAGAAATGGTATAAATACCAACGTTCCTAAAAGCAGTTTTGAAGATTTATTAGCAAAAATAGATGATGAACGTAAAACATTAGGATTAACTGAAGACCAAATAAAATCAGAAAAAGCTGCTCTTCAGTTTATGTATGATGGTATTACAGGCAGACTTAAGAACAGAGAAGAAACTAGAAACTTAGCTGACATGAACGTAGCTTTAAGAGCTTATTCTTTTGCTGTTAACATGGGTATGTCAGGTATGTCAGCCATTATGGAACTTAGTAATGCTATGTTTGAGTATGGTTTTATGACTATCTTAAAATCTGCTCCTGCTTATAAACAACTTTTTCAACAAGCTAGTGAAGGTAGACTACCTGATGGTGTAATGAGAGAGTTAGTTGAAACTTTAGGTATAGGGAATGAAGTAGCTTTAGGTAAATGGAATGCTGTCACACGTTTTGATACTGAAGATGTAGGTGATGTTATATCTCCTGAACGTATGGGATATCATAAGAAGAAAGCTAGTTTAAGAAAACTTGGAGCTTTAGCAGAAAAAGGAGCTTATGGAGCACAGAAAAATGTAGCTTACTTATCTGGTCTTACAGGAGTTACACAGAGTTTACGTAGATTGTCTATGTTACACTTTACTAATGAGTGGGCTTTAGCTGCTGCAAAAGGTAAGTTACCTTTCTCTAAGATTAAAAGACAACAACTTGGTATTACTGACGAGATGGGTAATGAAATACTTAAAGTAATGAAAAGTAATCTAGTTAAGAAAGCTCCTAACGGTACTGTAACTAAGTTAAACATTGATAAATGGAAACCAGAAGTTAGAGAAGCATTTAGTGCTATGGGTTTTAAAGATGCTAGGACAAATGTTCAAGAAACTAACATAGCTTCTAGTAATAAGTTTTTAAAATCTACTCAAATAGGTAGAACAATGTTTCAGTTTATGAACTTTACTTTAGGTTCTTTTGAGCAACAGACTCAAAGATTAGGAGTTAGAATAGCTAATAGAGATGCTTCTGTAGGTAAAATTTTATTATCAGCTGGAGCTATGGGTGGTCTTATGTATATTGCTAGAGTACAATTAAATGCTGCTGGACGTAGTGATGCTGATGAATATATAAAAGAACGTATGAAGCCTGAGAACTGGGCTATAGGTGCAATATCACAGGTAGGAGCAGCTAGTATGTTCTCATATATTTATCAATTAACTACAGGTGCTATGAATGGTAATAGTTATGCCATTACTCCTCCTGTATTTGCTATAGGGCAAAACATTGTAGATAGTGCTGCTAATATGGCAGAAGGTGATATGACAGAATCTGAATGGAGAAAGTTACTAAGACTAGCACCTTTTCAATCTTTATATGGAGTTAGACAATTATTCAATGGGATTGCAGACTCTGCTGATTAACTAAACCTAAAGTTACAACATTAATAACGAGGAATACAAATGCCATTATCATATAAAAACTATACTGGGGACAACGTCACAGACACGTTTAACATCCCCTTTACATACACTGCAACTAGTGAGATTAGTGTTACAGTTGATGGGGTAGCTCAAACAGGTTTGACTTTCCCTTCACCTTCTCAGGTACAATTAACCAGTGCTCCTGCTAGTAGTACTGTCGTACAAGTTAGACGTACAACAGACTTAACATCAAGAGCAGTAGACTTTACATCTGGTTCAGTATTGACTGAAGAAGACTTAGACAATGCTAACATACAAATCTTTCACTCATCGCAAGAAGCTGTTGACTTAACTGACGATACTATCCAAGAAGATGTAGATAGTAAATGGGATGCAGAAAGCAAAGTCATTAAGAATGTAGCTAATCCTACAAATGCTCAAGATGCTGCAACAAAGGATTACCTAGAGAATACTTGGTTAACTACAGCTGATAAAGCTCAGTTAAACTCTTTGAATACAACTAACCTTAACACTGTAGCTACAAATATAGCTGACGTAAATGCAGTAGCAGCAGATGCTACAGACATTGGTACAGTGTCAACAAATATAGCAAGTGTTAACACAGTGGCAACTAACATTGCAGATGTTGTTACAGTTGCTAATGACCTTAACGAAGCTATCTCAGAGATTGAGACTGCTGCAGATGACTTGAACGAAGCTGTATCTGATATTG